AATCCACTCGTTGGACAGAAATCCGAAAACTAATCCATACGATGGAGTTTGTTGCTAATCCTGGTCGAAATGTAAAGATTTATGTAAAGGATAAGGTTAGTGGAAAGATTTTAGGGCAAATTTCATTAGGTTCTGATATTACATCTTTGGGTGTAAGAGATACCTACATTGGGTGGAGTAAGGATAATAAGTTTAAAGAAGGGAAGTTAAACAATACGAGTATCGCAACTACGATTGTTTCTACACAACCATTTGGTTATAACTTTTTAGGTGGTAAATTAATTGCCGCACTTGCTACATCACCAATTGTTAGAAATTATTGGAAAAAGAAGTATGATAATGTATTGATAGCATTAGGAACGACTTCATTGTATGGAATTCACTCTCAATATAATGGAATACCTCATTTTAAAACTTTGGGGGAAAGTAAGGGTAAGATTAGTACCAAACCCGATGATAATGTGTATGACCCGTGGCATCAATGGTTAAAAGAAAACCATTCAGATTGGTATAAGAGGGAAATAACGGAGGAGAGAGAGAGAAATGGTGCGAATATGGGTTACGAAAGAAACGGGCCTGTTAGTGGGATAAAACAAAAAATCATACACCAAATTTACAAAGAGCTTGGTATTAAATCTGATACTTACGATCACGGATTCAAACGAGGGGTGTATCTTGCGCCATTCTATGAGAATGGCAACGAATTTCTTCAGGGAAAGATAAGTGAAGAAGAATTGGTTATGAAAGATAAGTTTGTTAAGGGTGATGAATATACGATAAATTGGTGGAAACCTAAAGCAATTCGTAGATACACCACCTTGTTTGATGAAGGGAGAATTAAACCTGAAAGTTTATTTTATGTTGATATTATAGGAATGAGCTGGGAACAATCGAAAGAAAAATATTTAAAAGAAGTAGGAAGATGAACGAAAATAGTTTGTGGGTGGAGAAATTTAGACCGGGGAGTCTTGAAGGATATATTGGAAATGAATATATTTTAGAAAAAATAAAAATATACATTGAAAATAATGATGTTCCGCACTTACTATTGCATGGTGCTGCTGGAACAGGTAAGACAACACTTGCTAAAATTATAGTGCATGGTATTGATTGTGATTATATGTATATCAATGCTTCCGATGAAAGGGGTATTGATACATTGAGAGATAAAATCAGAGGATTTGCTGCATCGGTTGGGTTTAAAACTTGGAAAATAGTAATATTAGATGAGGCTGATTACTTAACATCATTTACTCAGGCAGCACTTCGTAATCTTATGGAAACATTCAGTAAGAGTACGAGATTTATATTGACTTGTAATCATCCTGAAAAAATTTTACCACCAATTCAAAGTAGGTGTCAATTATTTGAAATTATACCACCATCTAAAAAAGAAGTTGCTAAAAGGTTGAATGATATTTTAGTAAATGAGGGTATCCAATTCGAAATGCAGGATTTGGCGCCAATTGTTAATAGTGGTTATCCCGATATTCGCAGGGTAATAAATTCAGCACAAAGGCAAATCATAAATGGTAAATTAGTTATTGATAAACAATCTACTATTGAATTGACCTATGCTGAAAAAATTATAGATATACTAAAAAGTGGTTCTGATACTAAAACGAAATTCAATGCAATCCGTCAAATATTGGCTGATTCTCGAATAAGGGATTACACTAAATTATATTCTATGTTGTATGAAAGGGTTGATGAGTATGCTGGAAATAAAGTTGGTGTGACCATAGTTAATATTGCGGAAGCACAATACAAAGATTCTTTGGTTGTGGATAAAGAAATAAATGTAATGGCAATGTTTGTAAATATTTTAATGTAAAAAAAAAATGGTAAAAATAGTAGATTTTAAGGGAAGTAACCCTAAACAAAAGAACGAACAAATTGGGTTTAATGTAGACCCAACAAAACTACAAACAGTTAGTTGTCCAAATTGTAATGGTATATTTTTTGAGGAGAGAATGATGTTCAAAGAACTACCAGCGATTCAATCTCCAACGGGACAGGCATCTATGATTCCAATACCTGTGGTTATTTGTAGTGAGTGTGGGACTGTTCATCCAAAGTTTGTACCAAAAGGTTTATTTAACGATGTCGAAGAAAAAAAGTAATGATTCGGATGGGGTAATAAAAACCAAAACCCTTTTTGAACATTTATCGGGTTTGAAGGAGAACAAAACAAAATGGGAAACTCTTTCAGAGGCTGATAAAAAATCATTTAATATCTATTTGGCTAATCGTTGGTTGAGTATGAATATGGAATTTGTTGAGTTAATTAATGAAGTTCAACAATATACCAATGGTTATTTAGATAACCGAAGCGTTTATAAGGTGTATTTTGATTTTTTACCAAAGAAAAAAACTTTTGACAAATATATTAAAAAAACCGGAAAAAACTTTGTTTCTGATGAAATTATTTCGTATATTTGTAAATACTATGAGATATCAACGAGAGAAGCCGAAGAGTATTGTGAGATGCTGACAGAGGCGGAGATTAGAACAATTATAAAAAAATATGGAGTAAAAGATTCCGAAATAGATAAAATGTATAAAGATGAAAAATAACCAAGAAACAGCAACAGAGTATTGTGAAAGAGTTTATCCTGAAATGATGGATGAATACAAACGAATTATGTGGGAACAATATGAAACCTTCTGTAAAAAGCAGAGGAATTATGGGCCAGGAAATATTTCGGTTGGAACTCAACTTCAAACGCCGGATGATATAAAATTATCACTCACCGGATTATGGTTTAGGATGAACGATAAGATTAATCGTTTAAAACAATTAGTAGTATTGGGTCATCCCGATGAAGTTGGTGAATCTGTGCAAGATACATTCCAAGACCTTTCAGTATATGGTATAATCGCTCAAATGGTACAAAATGGAAAATGGGGTAAATAGTATATTGGATGATATATATGAAGGTATGGTAATGCTGGATGGGTTTGATGAATGTATATTAGGTAAAGTTATTCAAGCCGAAGCCGAACCAAAAATACTATACTCTATCACGTGTATTTTATCAAAACTTAGGGAAAGTGGAATGACTTTTGATGAGGCATATGATTACTTTGAGTTTAACATTATGGGCTTGAATGGAAAAGAATCATTCCCAGCGTTTTTAATGGATTATGAAAAAGGAGTTTAATAGCATACTTGATTTCACTACTTTACCTGAAAGTGTGGGTGATGTAAAGGTTTCATATTCGCAATTTACTATGTGGGCAAATTGCCCAAAGAAATGGAAACTTACATATATGGATGGTCATAAAGAAGATGAACCATCCATACACCTCCTTTTTGGGACAAGTATGCATGAAACTATTCAAGAATGGTTAAAAACTCTTTTTACAAAATCACCATTAGAATCCGATGAAATGGATTTATCTACTTTACTTAGGGATACTATGGCGAAGGAGTATAAATCTTTATCAGAAAAGCGGGATGATTTAAAGGAATGGATTACAAAATCCCAAATGAATGAGTTTTATTTAGATGGGGTTGAAATATTAAATGAATTAAAAAAGAATAGAGTTGAACTTTTTTCTACCAGGAAGTGGAAGCTATTTGGTATTGAAACTAAAATATACCAACCTATATTAGAAGGTTATGAAAACCTAAAAATTGTAGGTTATTTAGACCTCGTTTTTGAGGATATTAACACTGGTGATATTTTAATATTGGATATTAAAACTTCCACCAATGGTTGGAACAGTTATCAAAAAGCAGATGATACTAAAATTGCACAACTTATCCTATACAAGCATTACTTTTCGAAGCAATTTGAGATTGACCAAAAAAAGATTGATGTAAAGTATTTGATATTAAAAAGAAAGTTGAATGAGGCAATAATGTATGGTGTTAGTAGGTTACAAAACTTTTCACCAGCAAATGGTGGTAGAACCCTTAAAAAGACAGTAGGTGTTTTTGAAAACTTTGTAAAAGAAGTTTTTAATACCGATGGTAGTTTTAAGCGGGATGGTGAGTTTCCAGCAACCGCGGGTTATAATAGTAAACAATGTAAGTTTTGTCCTTTTAAGGATAGAAACGATTTGTGTTCTAAAAAAGAAAGAATTAAAACTGATTTTTTATTAGATGTATATGAGAAAAAACATGGTTCAAAAACC